ATTTTGATGATTGGTGGAATGTTTATCCAAGAAAAGCAGGTTCAAAGAATAAAGCATTTACTATCTATAAAAAAATAATTGATAAAGAGATTGATAAGGACGAGTTATATTCTAAAACTATTAAATATAAACAAAGTGTTCATGGCACAGAACAAAGGTTTATACCTCACCCAACCACATGGTTAAATGGGAAAAGGTGGGAAATAATAGAGGAGAAAGATAACACGATTAATTTAAATCAATTAGTGGGGTAAAAGATGCAAATAAAAGAACAATTACTTAACGAAGGTATTAGAATAGATAGATACGGACAGACCAAAACAATTTGTCCCAAATGTTCACATACAAGAAGAAATACAACAGAACCTTGTTTATCAATAAATGTAGAACATGATATTGCAGTTTGGCATTGCCATCATTGTGATTGGAAAGGTTCTGTATACGATAGAGAAAAAAAAGATTATGTAGTAAAGAAAGAACCAAAGAAAGAAAATGTTGTACCATTTGTACCAGATAATAAAAAATTATCTGAAGAAGCAAGAGATTGGCTCAAAAAACGAGGTATATCTACAGAAATTGCAATAGAAATGGGATTATATACATCAAACGAGAAATTGTGTTTTCCCTATTTACATGATGGAAAAACTGTAAATATAAAATTTAGAACAAAAGATAAAAGGTTTCATCAATCAAAAGATGCATTAAAGACATTATATAATATAGATGGTCTACATAAACATTGGCTTGAAAATGAAGATACATCTATAAAGAAACAAATAATCTTCGTAGAAGGCGAGATGGACGTTTTAACAATGGTTGAATGTGGTTTTACCAATACTGTCAGTTTACCAGATGGTGCACCTAAAACACCAAAGTTTGATTTGCAAGATAAAAGATTCTCTGCGTTTGAACAAAGCGAATGGATATTTGATGCTGAAGAAGTAATCATAGCGACCGATAATGATGAGGCAGGAAATTCCCTTAAACTTGAGTTGTTGCATCGTTTTGGCAGGGATATATGTAAAGTAGTTCATTTTCCTTTGTACAATGATAGTTCATCAGAAGAATTGAAGCAAATAAAAGATGCAAATGAATGTCTTGTAACATTTGGTAAAGAAAAATTACTTGAATGTATTTATGGTGCAAAAGAATTTCCAATAGAAGATTTGCATTCTGCATCAGAATATAAAGACGAAATACAAAATATCTATGATGGAAATGTACAAAGAGCTATTTCAACTGGTTTTGATAAATTAGACGAAATATATAAAATTATGCCATCTACATTTAATTTAATAACAGGCATACCTAATCATGGCAAAAGTAATTTTCTTGACCAAATATTAATGAATTTGGCAGAATCACAAAATTGGAAGTTTTTAATTTATTCACCAGAACATTCTACAAAAAACCATTTAAGAAGATTGCTTGAAAAAAGATGTAGAAAGCCATTTGATATTGGTGTTTATGAAAGAATAACACAGGAAGAATTAAATGCAGGTTTAGATTATTTAGATGTACATTTTAAGTTTCTTGAGGTTAGTGAAGATTTACCAACGATAGATTATATACTTAAAAAGGCAAAAGCCTCTAAACAAAGGTATGGAATTAAAGGTTTGGTCATAGACCCCTTCAATCAAATTTCTGCCGATAGAGAGGGAAATAAAAGAGAAGATGAGCATATTCGTGATATTATTGCTAAATGCCAACAATTTGCAAGAAACCATGATGTAATTGTATTTATGGTTGCACACCCACATAAACTACATAGGAATGATGCAGGTATAATACCACCACCAGATTTATATCAAGTTAGTGGTTCTGCACATTGGGCTAACATGTGTGATGTTGGATTGGTAATTCATAGAGACTTTGAAAACAATTCTACAAAGATAATCACAAGAAAAATTAGAGAACAAGGTGTATATGGTGAAATAGGGCAAAGAG